GGGTGGGGCTGGGAAGGGTGGGGAAGGGCCGGGACGGGTTGTCGGGAGCGGGAAGGGCAGGGTGGGGCAGGCCTGGCGCGGGGTGGGAAGGGTGGGGTTGTCGGGGCGGGAGCGGGTGGGAGTGGGACGGGCTGGGCAGTCGGGAGCGGGCTGGGGAGGACGGGGGCGGGTAGGGTAGTCGTCACGCGACATCCTTAGCAGCAGAGCCGCCAGTGCCACCGGAGAACAGGTTCCTTATCTCGTCTTCTGTAAAGACCTCCTCTGTCATGCGCTTACCGACGCGCTTGGCTATCTGGCGATGAAGGGACTCGTGGAACGCTGCGGATCTCTTGTCTTTGCTGTACTGGTCCGCTACGAAGACGTGATCGCTTCCGATCATCTTTCCGAGCGGCTTGCGGATGTTGTCTGCCAGGACGAAGGACTGAGCGAACATCGACTCAACCCTGCTCGCGTGGTTCTGCCGTGTCGTAGCGGCATGGCGCGACCAACGGAAGACGTCGGATAGGAACGCCGTTAGGAGCGCCGATTGGGCTTCATCGAGCCACTCCTTGACGAGCCCCGGCTCCTCTGCTTGCAACTCAGCGACCAGATCGGAGATATGGAACCCCCGATCCATAGCCTTCTCTTTGGCTATCTGCACCAGTTGATCGGTCGCGCTCACCGTCGTCATTGGTTCTCCCTTCGTCCTATGGGTTTACGAGTTGCTTGGCTCTGGCTTTTGTGGCCTCGATCTGTGAGATAGAGCACGGCTCGGTCCTGGCGCTTGCCGGACTCAAGGAGGTAGCCCGCGTCGAGCAGTTCCTTCACTCGTCCACATACGGTCTGGAGCACCACGCCGGATACCTGGGTGACTTCATGGCGGGTGAGTCCGCTGGGAGCGGCGGCGATGGCTCCGAACACTTCCAGACGGCGTCCGACTAACTGCGTCTGCTTCTTGGCTGCTGCCCGCTCGGTGGCTGACGCATCCCGGTGATGGAATCCCGTCCGAGGTTGGGTCAGCCTGCCTATCGGCTCGTTAGGACGCAATATCGGCGCATATCGTGGGGTGTCCTGGCTCCGCCCACCTACGGGAGCATCGAAAAGAGTAGGGGGCGTAGGGGCCTTAGGAGAGGGGTTCGCCTGGGCGCGGAGCCAGCGGCGGTGGGTGGCGTGTCCACGGCGGCAGTAGTAGCAGCGGCAACCGCGCGAGTAAGAGGAATGAGCCTCGGGCATCGAGAGGTAGTAGTGCTCAGGCATCCGGGCTACTGGTCGCTGTCCGGTGAAAGTCCGAGAGCGTCGATCACGCGCTGTAAGAGGTTGGAGTCACCGAGGGGGATGGCGCGGGCGGCCACTCCGAGAATGAGGACCGCGAGGCTGAAGACGACGACCACTCCGAAGAGGTAGCCCATCACTAGAACGAGGTCGCTCACAGGTACCGCTCCTCAAGGAGTTCCTCGAAGCTGCCCGAAATCTCGTCGCGGAGGGCCTGCGCGAGGGAGTCAAGAGAAGCGGACGGGCTTCCTTCGGAGTGGTGAGGCTCCTTAGCAGGTCGCCGTTCACTCGGGATTGGATGACCCGAGTCAGTCCGCTGAGAGATTGGAGACGCGACCGGAGGGGGGAGGGGGGCGGCGGTCCCTCCGGTCGCGTCTGGCGCCGTAGTCATACGGCGGCCTCCTCTGGATCGTCACGAAGAAGAGAGCCTGGGTCAATCTTGAAGGCCTTAGCGATGCGGCGAGCCGTCTTGAAGCTCGTGCGGTAGCTCGGGTCCGACTCGATCTTGATGATGGTGTTCGGGTGAAGGTCTACCCGGCGAGCAAAGTCCTCTTGAGAGAGGAACATCGTCTTACGCCAGTTTGCGACCTTTGACCCGTCAAGGTGGATTCCGTTTTGAGGCATGAGCGGATGGTAATACTCCGCTGAGACATCTGCGGGGTTTTCCGACGGATACTTTCCCACTCAGGGAAAGATTGTGGACGGGATACAAAAGAAAGAGATATGTCCGATATTCCTGTAAGTAACATCTATGGCCTACCGGGGGTGCCTGAAAGGACTGACTCAGAGTTCCGAGCCTTAGCTTTTCGTGAGTGGTTCCCAAGCAAACAGGGCACTCGGTAAGGCTCGGGCTTCAATAGTTCCAAACCGTAGGATTCGTCGGCGTCCCGCCTGTCGTGTTCGGCCCGTTGCCTGCGTGTCTTACATCGACGTGGACCACCTTGCCGCTGCGGATGCCGATGCCGGAGAACACCTGCAGTGTCTTCACTTGTCCGAGCGTGGCCGTGCCGGGGATGTCGGAGGCGTCTCCGTCGAGGTGCTGAGATTGTGTCGTGGGCGCCTGCCCCATGCGGTGATAGAGCTCAACGTGGTAGTTCCAGTCGCGGTAGCCGGAGATGATCGCTGTTGCACCGAATCTCGCCCGATACGTCTCGAGTCCCCTGACGAGAACTCTATTCACCCGTATCCAACCGTTACCCTTTGATTTCCACTCGCGGTAAAAGAAGTGCTTAGAGCAGGCTCCGCCCCTCTTCTCGGCTTTCTTCAAAGCCGCGACGGTTCTGGGGTTGAGTTTGCCGGATGACCTGATCTTCTTTCCGAACGCCCAGCCCATCTGGAAATCCTTGATGGCGCTGCGGGTGACTGGCCCGAGTTTCCCGTCTGCTTTGAGCGGCCAGCCGCACTTGATGAGTATCCTCTGCGCTCGCTTGGCTTTCATTCTTCCTCCTTGGCTTCTTTGGCTTCGAGTGCTTCGGCAAGAGCGCGCTCTAGGAGCCGGTTGGCGATGTAGAGCCGTCCGACTTCGGCGTAGAGAACATCTTCGGTAACGTTCAAGTGGCGATCTCCTTCACGTCATCTGGGTCGACGCCACCTGCATCTGCGCAGGCCTTGCCGATGGATTTACCGTCCTTCACTGCTTGCCATGCCTCGTGAACCTTCCGCCAGTAGTCGCGGTGGGAGTTCTCGAACCGGGTACGCGCGGCCTTGAGCGTCTGGGCCGTGTTGTCCGGGTTCTTGGCCGTGTTCTCGAATCGCACAGATTCGGCGGTGAGAGCATCCTTGAGCTTCGCCATCATGACCTCCTAGACCGCGGTGCGGTTCAGCCTGTATGTTGAGCCGTCGCTGAACTTGATCCTGACCTGATGGGTGCCTGCCTCCTTGTATATGAGCACCCTCGATGCCGCGGGCGAGTCCCCACTAGCGGACTCGTTCAGCTCCAGGTAGTTCGCGTTGTGGATGTTGCCGCCGCCCATCCTCACGGCATTCCCACCCAGGTGGAGTGCTCCAGCCATGTCGGTCCTGTTGTTCAAGAAGATCTTTCCAGCGCCAGCATCTATCTTGATGTGATTGGCACCGTCGGCTTGGACCATAAGATTTGAACGTTGAACCGCAATACCGTCCTCCCACACCCACCCAAGAGACTCACCGCGGATATTCCCGACGAGCGAGGAGATGTTGAAGACGGCCAACCTGTCAGCAGACCCGGTGCCGCCCATCTCGACGCGCGTCGAGCTGCTCTGCGTGCGGATCAGAGTCCCTGTGATGGTTCCGCCTTGAATGGTGAGGCCCGTGATGGTTCCCGCGGTGATGTTGCCGATGTTCGCTGAGATCGCCGACAGAGTATCCACTAAGAGCTTGTTGGCCGTGATGGTGCTTCCTGAAATCTTGTCGCCCGTGATGGTGCTTCCTGAAATCTTGTCGCCCGTGATGGTCGTTCCCGCGATCTTGTCGCCGGTGATCGTCGTTCCTGAAATCTTGTCGCCCGTGATGGTGCTTCCTGCGATGTTGGACGCGACGATGGTGCCTGCCGCTATCTTCACCGAGGTGATGGCGTTGGCCTGGATATTGGTGGCAGCGATGGCGTTGGCTGCGATCTTCCCCGCGACCACGGAACCCGCCGCTAGATGTGTCGCGGCGATAGCGTCCGCCGCGATCAAGTCGCCGGTGATGGTATTGGCCGCGATCTTGGACGCTGTGATGGTATTGGCCGCGATCTTGTCAGCCGTGACAGCGGAAAACGAGATCGCAGGACCAGTAACCGCGCCAGGTCCGAGAGCTCCACTCGTTACCGCGCCAGGTCCGAGAGCTCCACTCGTTACAGCTCCAGTCGCGATTTTTGCTGCTGACACGATCGCGTCGGCGAGCTTGGCCGGGTCGGTGATCTGAGACAGATTGACGTTCGGCAGCAGACCCTGGACATGGGTGGCTAGGTCGACCGTTGCGGCACCGATGTCGGGACCGGCGATGAGCACCGGCGAAGCCGTGACTTCAAGATGTGGCCCCAGGGCGTGGCCGCTACCGTCTGCCGGGATGACTTTGATGAAGTAGTTGGTCCCAGGCTGAGGTGGATCGTCCGGCGTCCCGTCGAGGACGTGGCCGTCGGGGAAGTCCTTGATCGTGAACGAAGCTCGGAGATCGGGAGTTCCGGCGAGTTGCAGTGTGCCGACTAGGAGATTGTCTGCCGGTTCGTCGGAGACCGCCGAGGTGTTGCAGTAGACCTTGTAGGTGACTAGGGAAGAGTTGGCGATGGTTTCGAAGGCGACGAAGATCAGGTTCCCGATGCCACCGAACGCTTCCAGATAGGTGATGGCCGACGCGGGTGGGAACCCATCCTCGTATCCGATGCCTTTAGGCGGCAGCACCTTGCCTGTGGCCGGGTCAGTGACGACGATAGACGAATCCCCACCACCGACCGGCGGCAAGACTTCTAAGTCTTCGTCAAAGCTGGGAACCGCTCCGAACGGGCCGTCTGAGATGAGTGTGTCGCCTTCTTCATCTATGACGACCGGCACCACCGGAGCCGTGTCCCGCAGATACTCACCACTCCGCAGCAAAGGAAAGGCTATGGACGACATAGGCAGGTCCGGCACCGTCACGTCTTCCCCATCCGGGTAGCCGTCCACCAGCTTGACGATGTTCGGCTCGAGCCCCTCCTGGACGAACTCGCCGGGGGAGTGGTTCTTCGGAGCGAAGCGGATGACCCCCGTCAGGTAGTCGGTGGCAGCGGGATCATCTGATGCGGAGAACTCCCGGCTGGTGTAGGTGATGATTTCCTGATTCGGTTTTCCAGGCGAGAGGACCGCGGTGCCGCCTGTGTCGTTGTGATCGGTGGACGCTTCCACTGCGATCCGGCTTCCCTGGATGAAGGAAGTCGTAAGCGACTCTTTAAGGATGCTGCCCTGAGCCTCAACATGCACCCTTGCGACCTGGAGGCGAGAAGTCCTCAACGGCGTGGCCTCCTTCTTCCTGCCCAGTCGATCTCCATCGAAGAGCGGTTCAGCGGATAGAAGATGCGCTGGATACGGGCCTTGTCGCCTCCCACGGCGTAGATGTCGCCTACTTCGAGATGCCAGATGGGAACCGTGGAGATGGAGATGGAGCGTTCGTACCTACCGGCCTGACGGTCGCGGAAGCTCTCGGCCACACTCTTAGCCTTGGAGACTTTGTGGATCTTGGGACGCTCGATAACCTCCACGCGTGGCCGGTCGCCAGAAGTCTGGGCCTCCTTAGATAACGGGTGATTCTGGGTGAGTGTTGCCTTGCCGATGACGGGCTTCTCGACGTTCTCCTTCACCGTCACCGATACCGGAGCGCCTACGCCGTGCTTGGCATTGAGCGAAGAGACAAGTGGGATGGTGCGGGACCCTGATGTGTAGGACCCGGAGATAGTGCGAGTCTCGGGCTTCCCTTTCCGTCCACCTATCGCGATCTTCATCCCGTCCCGGAGCACTTTAGTAAAGCTGCTGTTGGCTTTGACGTGGATAGATGTGGCTCCGATGGCCGAGGCTTGATCCATCTCGGATTCCTTCTTCACTTCTTCCTTAGCCGTCTTCTGGCCCACAACAACGAAGGTATCCCGAACCGGACCTACTGAGGTCTTCTGCTTGGGGTGCTCGGTAAGCGTCTCACCAAGAGCGAACCGGAAAGCGGGAATGCTCGGCCACGGCTTCAGACGCAGGCGTCCATCCCCTCGGTAGAAGAGGAACATGTCTACATGGCGGGAGAGCTTTTTAACCAGCTTCCACGGCTCCACGCCGAGCAGCCCCGGAGTGGTTTCTTCTAGGCGCGCCCTTACGTGGTCTAGCTGGAACATCGTCTCGCCGCGCTTGCTCATAAAATGCCGGATGGCGAGGTGATATTTCGTGTGCTTGCGAGCGTAGAGAGAGTCCACGAAACGATGGGGCGCGAGGTGCTGTGCGTCTTTAGTGGAGCAATCGAAAAGCAGATTGTCTCCGTCTCGCTCGACGTCCTGCACCGGGCCAAAGAACAGGGGAACCTCTATCCACTTCCCCCCCACCAGCTCCCGCACTACGAGCTTCACGTTGCGAGATAACCAGATAGCGTCTCTGTGCGAAGGAAGTATCCGGTTGGGATCTAAAAGAGCGAAGCTGGCGTGGCCCATCGGCTCTGCCTTCAGGTCGTAGGTGACTCCGCTCGATTTATTCTCGTTCAGCTCCAGGCTCTTGGACACCGGCTGGAAGCGCTTGTTGTAGAGAAACGCCTTAAACTCGAATACCCGCTCCGATGCCAGCATCTGGCTCTCGAAAGCCGGTCCCAGGCTCCACACTTAACGCTTCTCTCTGAACGCCACCGAGACACTCCATGCCTTGCCGCCCATCTGCACCAGGGAACGCTCGTAATCGCCGAGTTCGACGTTTGGGTAATGGAGGGTCGGTGTCACCATCCATATCCGAACGTAGCTCTTCTGGTTCGCGATCAAGCTCTCTAGGCGCTCCCGCCACTGTTCCGCCGTGAGTCCGTGGCGAGTCATCAGCGCACCGGACAGGACACCTTTATCAAGTCGAAGCACTCCCGAAGTCAAGGTGACAGGCTCTTCCCGTCCTGGGAGATCGAGAACCTCTTCGTCGCGCTCGCGAACAGCATCAGGTGTTCCTGTCCCTATCCAGGCGCTCTTAGAGACATCCATGGAGCTGAACGACGGCCATGGGGTGAGAAGGACACCATCTCCGAGCGTCCCTATGTATCCGGTCGCAGGGTTCGGCATCAGCTACTCACCGTCCCAGCGGCATCCATAGCAAGGACTCGCCACGAAGTCTCCGGCAGCGCTGGCAGCGTTGCCCCATATGGCCCGCTCCCGAACGACGCGGCAGGTTCCGGTGGGAGATTCACCCATCCGTTACCGGAGTTGTAGCCGAGCACGAACCTATCCGCTCCGGTGTGATCCCAGGTAAGGGTGATGGCGGCAAGCCCGGACGGGTGCGCCACGTAGGCGAGGTCCGTTACCGGAGCCATCTAGGCCATCACCGCTACGGGAACAGTGAACTGCTCAACATCTTCGTAGAAGGCTCTGTCTTCTGCCAGGTCCGCGCGCGCGGTGGTGTCCATAACTCTTAGCACCCGGCGATAGGTAACGCCTTCCTGAAGCACGTAGGCATCCGGCAGCGACACGTCAACGCTCGACGCGAGATGCCACGGAAGCTCCCAGTGCGTCAGCCACACGCCGCCCTGCAAGCGCTCCCATGAGAGATAGAAGCTCTGCATCGTGGCACCAGTGAGCGACGCGACGGTTTTAGGCAGCACCGAAGGGACTATCGGCTCCACGACTAGGGAACCCTTGGGAGCGAGCGTGAAGGACTCGACAGGGCTCCACGGCGAGATGACGCCGCGTGAGTCACGAAACGCGGCCTGGTAGTAGAGCGTCCCAGAAGCGCCAGACAGCGCCGCTACGTTAAGGTCGATGCGCGGCGAAGCAGCCGCCACCATGCCTGAGTCATAGAGCGGAGCGTCGAAGCCGGTGTCGGCGGAGACCTGGACGTGAACGCCTGAGAGCACGTCTGAGCCGTCGGGATCGTGGAAGTCTGCCTCCACCACTGGCAAGCCGGAGACTGACAATCCGCCAGCGGGACGCAGATTAAACGGAGCCACGGGGGGCCGGGAGACTTCCTTCTTTATCCACGGCTCGAATCCCGTCGAAGTCGCAGCGTAGAAGGTTCCTTCGCCTCCGGAGACAAGAACGCCGTACCACTGCGCGCCTGATGCGTCTTCTAAGGAAACGGACTCGGCCACCATCTGGGTGATGTCGATAACCACCACGGAGCCCTTGGAGAGTCCTGAGACTTCTACCGAGGCAGATTCGGCTCGCGTCGCGGGCATATCGTTCCAGGTGGAATCGTTGCCGATAGGCTCGTTAAGCGGCGACGCGGTGAAGGACTGAGTGCCAACCAAGTCTGCCGCGAGTGTGAGATGGAGCAGAGCCTTCTTGACGCTCGCTCCCTGGCCGGACGTGATGCCGTGGTCGACTCCGATGAGAGCGTAGGAAGCGTCGCCCGGAGCCCCAGACACGGTGACGAGAACAGAGCCCTGATCCGGCGTGTTAGGTGTCGACTCTCGGATGCTTGCGCTCATGTGGGCCACTACCTCCTGCGGGATGATGAAGATGAATAAGGTCTGGACCTTGAACGAGCCGGATGAAACAGTGGTGCCGGAGAAGCTAATGAGGCGGTAGGGAATGGCGAAGACGACCGAGCCGGATGAAATGCTCGAGCCGGAGAAGCTGATAACCCGGACGGCGTAGGAGAAGACGACCGAGCCGGATGAAACCGTGGTGCCGGTGGCGCTGAAGTCCACCGCGTCCGCTAACGGGATCGTGAAAGTTATCGAGCCGGATGAGTCCGTGGTGCCGGTGGCGCTGAATGTGAGCATCCCTCGTTCAACGAAATAAAGAGGGACGCGCGTCGGCCAACCGCTCGGAATCGCCACCTGCTTAACTCTCCTCTTCCTCTTGCACTTCGTCTAAGCAGGATGACTTCGGTGGCGGAGCCGCCAGCACGTCAGCGAGAGCTTCAGGGTCGCCCAGGGCGAAGGCCCCATACACGTCCTCAGCCCGCGACCGATGATTCTCCAACTCGACCAGGACGCACTGAGACACCTCTTCGTGGGCCTTGAAGTCCCGTCGTTGGGCGTCCACCAGAACCAGGAACCCGACCGCGATCATGACCACCAGCACGAACTGGAGCGCGAGGGCGACGTAAGGCGCGGTCTGCCACTTCCGGTAGCGACTGACGACGCGAGGGTTGAGGCTCACCTTGCCGTCACCATGTACACGAACTGGAATATCAAACCGACGAAGGCAGAGGCGAGCATCCTGAACGCCCACTTCTGGCTTTCCACCAGCGATGAAATATCATCGGCTATCGCTTTGATCTGCACTTCCGCCGCCGCCTTCCACTGGGCTAGGTCGTTCTGTTTATGCCCGAGCGCCCGGTGCCGGTCGTCGAGCTTTTCGTCGATGTTCTCGATCTTTCCTTCTAGACGGCTCAAGCGTTCGCCGATGGTGAGAGAGCCGTTCTCACCACTCATCTCGACTCGATCCGGCGAAGGATGACCTCGAACGCATCAAGCCGCTCTTGCGTCATCGCGTGAGGAGCCTTGCCGAACTTATTGGGCCGGAACTCCTTGGTCATCGTGACGAAGGTCGCGTAGTAGGCGAAATACTCGCCAACGCGGCGCATCGGCCCGTTGCCGGTGAACCATCCCCACTCGCCCGCTTGGGGCCATGCTTGCTCTCGGCCCCAGTAGGACAGCATCTCGGTTGGCTCCTCGCCCGTGAGCATCTTGAATAGCTCGGCGCGGTCTTCTGGGGTTAGCCTCTGCTGGTCGAAGACGTGGAAGGTTTCGTGCGCGAAGAACCCGCTCGGGATGGTCTTCATCCCCTTGCGTAAGAAGTAGTCGGGGAGGTGGATGCGAGGCTCCTCCATGTGGACGTGGGGGACGTTGTTGGCCTTGCTCGTGCATCCGTCCTGTGCGACCGTCGAGACGACGACCCCGGCGTGCGATGACTTCCACTTGAAGTCCGTCTTAGCAAAGGTCTTGCGACGAACCTTATTTAGCAGCGTCCGTTGCCAGTCGGGGAGCGCGGGGTTGATTATCACTTGCGGTGTAGTCCTGTTATCGCAGGGTCGATGATGATGTTCACAAAGCGGCTATCTCGTCATCGGTCAAACCAACCGCTTTCAGTTTGGCGTGAGCAGACTTGCGTAGGTCGTCTACTCGCTTGGTCTCAACCGTTGCTTCGGCCTCCCGCTTCGCATCGTCGGGGTGCTTGAACTTGGGGTCGGGCTTGTGCTTGCCGAGTGCTGTTTTCAACTTCGTTTCAGAGACAGGAGCCTCTAGGGTGGTTTCTCCGTTGTAGTTGCAGACGTGGAGGCCCTGGACGCCTAACTCTGTTTCCAACTGCCGAAGGTTCACGTCCTGTTCGATGGTGATGGTTGCCATTCGTCTACCCCCTTATCCGATAGCGAAATAGTGATGTATGTTCCCGTTGCCGTTGTTGATACCTGCGCCGGGGCCGCTGACGACGAACCCGTTGGTTGTGAGTCGTGGTCTAAACACGTCCGAGTTCGTTCTTTCTGCTGCTGATGATGTGTGAAACGCTCCACCGTAAGTGCCTGTGTTCACGTTGGATAGGGCGTTTCGGGTGTCAGCCGTCTCTTGAGAGACGTACACAAACTTGGGGGTAAAGGCTAGTGCGATAACCCTGCCGACAGTCTCGTCGCCTGTGTAGGAACCTTGCGCTACCTGCACTCCCGAAGATCCCACGGCCTTCCACCCGGTATTGCCACTTCCTGTTTCCTTGACGTAGAGAGTGGTCCCTACTGCGCCATCTGAACGCTGGTAAGAGTCACCCACGTTGCCTGTTACGACGCCCTCCGGTGTCCCTGCTCCCCGTTTGTGGTTATTAGCCGTCAGCAATCCCGCCTTAGTGATGCGGAACTTCTCGCCCCAAGTGATAGTGGAGCCAACGGTGGCGCCTGCGTCGGTGTTCGTTGAGAACACTAGGTCGCCGTTTGGATGGAATTGCAGCAAACTGGCGCCGTTGTCAGCGGTCGTTCTAATGTAATCGGTTCCGTTGTAACGGGCGTTTCGTGTGAAGTTGACCCCCGCCCCCGCCCCCGTGGCTTGAACCGCGCCAACGTCTGATAGCAGGAGGGCCTTGACCGCAGCGATGGTCTGGTCTTCGGTGAAGGTCTTGACCCCGGCGATGGTCTGAGCGCCGGTGAGTCTCACCGCGTCGCCGAGCACTTCCAGGTCTACGTCGGCTGCACCGTGGCGGACCTTCGCTCCTGAGGCGTGGGCCTTCGCTCCGTTCTTGCCTACACCTCTGGTGACTCCGGTGAAGGTGGTTCCGGTCTTACCCGTGTAGGAGATGGTTTCGATCAGAGCCGCGTCGTCGTAGTCGATGACGAACGTGGCCGTATCGCCGCCTGTAGGAGACGGGTAGCCCTCGGTGCTGACGACAGAGATGGTTCCTCCGTTCGCGGGCGTGGACGCGGTGACCCCCGCGGATAGGGTCGTCTCTACCGCGCGCTCATCGTAGATGCGTCCCAATCTACGCCTCCACCGTCGACAGATTCAGGACGAGGGCCCCGGCAGCGACTCGAAGACTTTCGCCGACAGCGGCATCCACAGGAGCAGGGCTCGTCCAGCGCGCGAAGATGATGCCTGAGGTCCCCGACGCGGCATCAGTCAGGAATGCGTAAGAGATAGCGGGAGGGTCGGCGGGAGGGTCAGTAGAAAACGTGAAAGTGACATCGGCAGAGTTAACGGCTACGACCGGAGATGAGCCACTCGGAGCCGAGAAGGCCACGGGCTGCCGCGCGTACCCTGCGGTGGTGACTTCGGTGATCGAAGCTAATGTCGAGGTCGCGCCAACGACCGCCGTGGCGAGCCCAAGATAAAGCGTAGTCGGACTCGTCCCAGAGTTTCGTAGAACCTTGTTGTGTGCAAGGTTCGCTCCTGCTTGCGTAAGGGCACCTGGCAAGATCTCTCTCCTTTATGTCGTTAGGTGGCTAGGGATGGCTGCCAGCGAGAGTCACGGGCGTCCTGGCGACGGTCTTTTTCTAGTTCCTGGCGGATGACACGAGCTAGACGCTTGCCGTTCGTAGTGGAATCGGCGTGGATGGTGAAGTTGAGGGTGGAGCCGCCCCCGCCGCCTATAACCCCTCCGAGAGCTGACATCTGGGAAGCGGTGAAGACAGTTTCTGAGCGTTTCAGGAGCGTGGCGAACTCGTCCGGTCGTCTGCCCATGGCTCTGCGAGGACCGGCAACAGAGCCTGTGCCGCCCGCGTGGCGCAGCTGTATCCCAGGCGCTTGTCCTCCCACCTCTACGGTGCGGATCTGGGTAGTGACCGTGCTGGGGATGGAGCGTAGTTGCCCTATGTAGGCTCCGAGCTTATTGCGGGAATCATCTAATCCATCCTGCTTGAATAGGGTGCGAACCTCTTTGGGAGTGAGCCCCAGGCGCTCTATATATCTCCTGACTTCTCTCTCAGAGAGTCCCGCTTCCACGGCTGTTTCTGTGATGGCTCCGACGTGCCGACGAAGCGCCCCCTCGGCCTTTTCTGCGCTGCCTGATTCCTCAAAGAGGGCTTCAGCGTGGCTCTTTGCAGCCTCCACGGCATCAAGGATCACCGTCCTGTTAGCGCGCCCCTCTTCGGTGAAGCGGTTCAGGCCCTCAGAGGCGTTCTCAGAAAGAGCTTTCCCGAGAGAAACGATCTCATCGCGGTAGCGGATAGCGGCGCGCTCTGCGTCGATCTCAACCCCTGCGATGGCATCGAGAGCATCCCGGAAGGCGTCTGCCGCGCTGGTGGCATCGTCCATCTCACCGCCAAGGGCCCCCACGTCTTCGGTGAGGTCGTCAGCGGCGGAACCCGTACCCCGAAGGGCCATCGTCTGAGCGGCCAGAGCACCTTCCGAGCGCCAGCTTGCATCTGCCACCGCTAACTGAGATCGGCTCAACCCCTCCCCTACACCAGCCATGTCCTTTATGCCGTCCTTCAAGATCGAAGGCACCGCCCAGCCCATCGCAGGCCATATGCCGCCGACGAGTTTCTCTAAGGAACCGTCCTTAGTGGCAGCTTCAAGGGCTCCTGAGATGTCTAAGTCCAGAAGTTCGGCGAGAACATTGGCCGATGTCGCGACGGCTGGAGCTAAACGATCTCCGAGCGAGATGGCTAAGTCATTGACAGCGTTCTTGGCTAGTTGGATCTGTGATGCCGTGGTCTCGAATCGCTTCCCGGCTTCTTCCGTTAGGGCGGAGTTGTCTTCCCACGCGGTGTTAGCGGTTCCAAGAGCACGGTCTAAAAGGTCTCCCGCACCGCCAAGCGCAAGGAACGAACGGATAAGGCGCTCGTTGGATAGTCCGAGACCTTGCAGAGTGGTGAACGCGGCGTCTCCTTGCGCGCCCAAACCCTGAACGAAGGCATTGAACGCAGCGCCGGGGTCCTCTCTCCAGGCCGTAGCGAACTGGTTCGCAGACATCCCTGCGACATCTGCGAACTTCTCCAGCTTGTCGTTGCCCTCAGCAACGGATTGGGTCATCTGGTTCAGGACCTTTTGAACCGCTGTGCCCCCGGCCTCGGCCTCGACCCCCACAGAGGACATCGCCGCACCGATAGCGAGGACGTCTGCCTCGGTCAATCCGGCTATACGACCTGCACCGGCAAGACGCTGAGCGAACTCGGTAATCTCCGCCTCGGTAGTAGCGAAATTGTTGCCGAGGTCCACGATGACCGAGCCCATGTTGCCGAAGTCCGCTTGACTCGTCCCCATGATGTTCGCGAGTCGCGCTAAGGATGATGCGGCTTGCTCAGACGAGAGGTTGGTGGTAACTCCCAGTTTGGCCATCGTTTCGGTGAAGCCGAGGATGTTCGCGTTCTCGATACCGAGTTGTCCAGCAGCTTCACCGATTCGGTTCAGTTCGTTGACGTTGATGGGTATCTCTTTGGCAAGGGCGCGCATCCCCGCCGACAAAGCCCCGAACTCTGATTCCGAGGCATCGACCGTTTTACGGATACCAGCGAATGACGACTCGAAATCGATCGCAGCATCAACAGACTTCTTCAAGCCATAGACCAACCCGGCCCCGCCCAGAAGTTTGGGGGAGATCATCCCTAGACTCGTAGCGGTACCCCGTGCACTTTTAACCCCGGCGGCTGCTTGGGCACCGAACGCCTTAGTGGAAACGGCGGCTTTCGCCATCGCTGCCTGGTACTGCGACGTGACCGCGGTAAGGATGACCCTTACTGACTTATCAGCCATCTGTCCTCTCGATCATGTAGAAGATGCCAGCGTCATCACTCTCTTGCTTGGCGCGTTCCTCAGCGGCCCGATCTCTCGCAGCGCAGCCGTGACAGCGCAGGACACGGGCGCGGTACGAGAAGGCAGAGTCCTTATCGAGCGTTTCGTCACCCGGCAATCCACATCCAGGACAGACAAGCGCTTGCTCCCGTTGCCACTCCAACAATGCCTCCAGGTCGTCCTCAAGGAACAGCGGTTCGCCTGGCAGGGGCCACGGCCTGCCTAAGAGGATGCTTCGCGGCATCCCCGTCTTTGCGGAAAGATCTACCTCTTCACGCCACGTAGGAGATTGCCGGTAGAGACGAAAGGGTCGCGCGCTCCAAGGATGTTCGCCTTGATGCAAGCCGCCCAAACGCGCTCGAACTCAGCGATGGGCAGTTCATTCATCAACCACTCAGCCTGATCCTTTGTCAGACCAGGCTCCACGCATGACGCAGATAGAGCGACGACCGGGAAGGTGTCTGGATTGTTATCCAGGTCTCTGCCCATCTGCTCACGTTGTTCTGGGGTGGGGGGGTGTTGCCTGAGAAGTTCCCTCCAGTGCCCGCGTCCGATGTTCTCGAACACCAGCATCCGGCGACTCTCCTCGATCTTCTTACGTAGTTTTTCCACCCGCGATCCTGCGTCTTGAGAAGCAGTCGGTTCATCAAGAAACGTCTGCTTCTTGGCTGCTTCGTGCTTCTTGAGATCGCTCTCGGCCTGCTCCAGTTCCGACAACAGCCGACGGTCAAAGCAGACCCATACCTCCTCGCGTTCCTTAGTGGCTTCTTGCTGCCACCCCGAGAACGTGTCACTCACGCGGTGACCGTTGCAACAAGGTTCGGGGTATCGCGTACGGCCAGCGAGACTTTCGCCTGCTGAAAGTCGTTCTCTGCAGGTGCCAACGGGACGGGACGATGGGCCTGCACCGGGTAGACCTCGACCTTGGATCCCGCTGCGGGTACCCCGAAGCGACTGACGAGGATGTGACCATTCGTGCCCCGGACAAACAGATCCCAGACCGTATCTGTGGTGTCGTCTCGAACAAACGTGAGCCCTATCGACGCTGCCTCCGTCCCCACAACCTCGGGGGTAAAGGACTCGTCCAGCATCGAGATAGAGGCGTTGTTCTGGGTCCAGTCGATCCCGACACCATTCGTAGGAAGGAACGGAGTGAGGGGGGTTCCTGCTGTGATCTCTGCCAACGTGGGAGCAGCCTTATTCGACACGGTTGGAAGCCAATGAACCTTGACTCTTCCTTCTGATGCGAGCTTTGGCATCTTCTTTCCTCTCTATCGGTAGGTTTCTTCGCTTAAGCGGACTTGTTATCCGGCTTCGTCTCGGCTTCTTGGTACTTGCGCGGGACATCCCTGGTCCAGCCGGACTGTTCGAGAACCTCGGCCTGTGCGTCATTCGCTGCGTCGAACGTTTCCTTTAGCTCGGGGTGATAAAGCGGTATAGCCATAAACGATTCCTCCTTAAGCGGGGGTAGACTTCACTCTGTAACGGGGGGTGCTTGAGTACACGGGAGGGCTTACATCGTGGTCAGGGCGAGCGCCACCGAACGAGTCAAGCGTCACTAGCACGATGGCTCGACCGGCGACCGACAGACCGCCGAGCAAAGTTAGGGTCTGGTCTGCTACCCATTCCGCCTGTTTGCGTGAAACACCCACGCAAGTAACCTGAAAGGGCAAGTCTGCATCTTCATTCGGGTTCTGCAACGTCCCGAATGAATCACCTCCCGGCAACGGGTAAACGATGCAATAGGGCGGCCCTGAGTTTGATGGAGCTTGGGCGTCTCCTACTGTCAGCCCTGCCGCTTGCAACTTCACGATCACCGCGTCTGTATGGATGCGATTCACAGGTCCCCGGCCTCTGCTATCAGCCTCTCGAAATCGCCAGAGTGTCTATCGAGGGCTGGGCCCATATACGCCTGTGGAGCATCTTTATAGGTGCCGAACTCCACGAAGCTGCCATACCGAGATGATGGACCGACCTCAGCACTCACAACCCCCCAGCTGGAGAGTGGGGTGGTGTGGATGGAGCCTGCGAGAGAGCCTGTGAGCCTCGGGCAGAGCTCTTTAGCTGTCGTCTCGACCCTTCGAGCAGTCTCTTCGACCACCTTGCCAGCGCGCTCCTTTGCGTTCGCTGAAGCCCGAGACAGCGACACGATGACTACATTGAGGCCGATGATCCCGAATGCTTGAGGCATGTCATCGAACCTCCTGGAGCAGAACCCGTCTCTTGGTTTGCAAGCTCTTCACCTCGTAACCGTGAATCTCCAAGTGGCGACCAACTAGCTGATCGTCAGCACTCAGGGTCACTTCAAGAACGTCATCCTTCTGAAACACCGGAGCGTCATAGGGAAACGTGCCTTGATAGGCGACAAGATCGACCGCTCGTTCTCCGAATAACACGGCCCTGTCCTGCACCGATAGCGGAGCTATGCGACATGCTCCCGTGTAGATGGTCGTCGGGTCGGGCGCCGTATATGTACCTGTGTTGGCGTCGAACACCGGCTCCCCGCTGGCCCTTGTGACGGTGCATGTGTCGGGCAGGAGATCGGCTTCGTCTGCACGTAGCTGCTCGAGTTCACCTTCGGTCAGGATCATGCCTCGACCTGGAACCCATCTGTAGTGATGGGCTCTCGGATTGGCCTAACTCCGATAGAACCCGTCACCCTGCGCGCGTACGCCTCCGCTTGAGAGAGACAGTGGGCATATATCTGCTGACGATGAAGTGCGTCCCCGTCGATGCTGACTCCGAAACGGGGAACGACGCGCCCTGCCTTGGTTCGCCATCCTTCGGCGGCTGCCGCATCCAGATCGTAGGTAGGGGTCCAGTTCTCATCAGATGGCCCTAGCCCATCAGGATCGGCTCGCTTTGCAACCTCTAGAAGGTCTTCTATGTCCGCAGCCGAGAGTATCGGGTCAACATCGACCGCGATCATGCGTTCTAGGCGAGAGCGCGCCGTCACCTCATCCATCTAGCCCCTCGCAGGTGTTTTCCGAACGGAGCGGTTAGCCAACTCTGCCTCCCGCTTCTTCGTGGCCTCGCGGATCTCTGCGAGCTTGGGGTCAAGCGTTGCTGGCTCCGAGTGGGACGCAACACGCACGTCCTTCTCGGCCTCACGGAGGCGTTCTCTCTCCTCCACGAGCCGCGGGTCGATACCACCAGCAGGGACCCGGACAACTCCCGTGGTCCCTGAGGTGGTCTGAACCTTCGCCCCTTTAGCGGTGGTCTTCTTCGCCGTCGTCTTCGTGGTGGTCCTCTTACGCTCCGCCATCATTAAATGGCGTCCACGTATTCAACGAACGCGTCCACGTCGCCCACGACGAAGCCATACTCGGCCTCAGCGAGCAGCGCCACGGAGTTGTCCTGGAACAGGTTGATCGTTGAAGCAGCGTTGCCGGGGATCATCTCAATCGACGCCTCTGTCGAAACGGAGTAGCTGATCTCAGTCCCGACACCGTAGGCCGCCTTAGTCCAATCGCCACCGATGAATCGAAGCGTCTGGGCGCCATCTACGCCGGCGACTCCCTCACCGAACCCGACAGGGCGACCGATGAGGCGTTGGGTCAGACCGTCGCTAGCGGTGGAATCCACCAGAAGCGGTCGGCCTGTGGTGTCAACCGCTCCGAGAAGCAGCGGCTCTGCCAGGGGATCGGCAGCGAAGCCCGTCAGCTTCTTGCGGTCTGCGACCAGGAGCTTTAGACCCGCAACGATGTCTCCGTAGACGCCACCGTTAGCCTGGGTCGTAGTGCCCAGCTCGATGCTCTTGGTGGTGTCGGTGATCTGGGCGGTGAATGGAGAGTTGGTGCCGTGGATCGCCGCCGAGTCGAACGCGTCAGCGAACGCTTCCTGGATCTGTGGGCGGATCATCTGGAACAACCGAGTGGGGTCGCTTCGCAAGTACTCCTTGGAGAACACGATGATCGTCGTGAGCTTCTTAGGGTCCATCAGCTTCGTGGACACAGTGGCGTTGCTAGCGGGCTTACGTCCACCCTCGGCGACCCAGGAAGCGGTCGGCTTGCCAGTGGTGATGGGGATAGCGACTCCAGAGGCGGGCAGGTTCACCCGACGTGCAAGCTGCTGCACGATCGAGCGATCGGCCACGTCCTCGAAGATCATGTCCGAGACCTGACGCGGGAACAGTGTCCCGCCGAACGCGGGCAGAACGGTATTCGTTGCCATCTGATTCCTTTCGGGTTACTGGGCGAGGCTGTCCGTGATCGATTTCCCGAACAGCGCGTCTACTGAGTCGCTAGGCGTCCCGCCCTGCGGCCCTGCGTCTACCGATTGGCGCGTCCCGCGCCTAGCGGCAAGGTGCGGCTTGCTCTCGAGGAGCTTGTCCACCGCTGCATTGATGTCTCCCTGGATCGAGCCGTCTTCTGCAACCTGAAAGTCACTCAGGTCTAGAAGTCGTGCATCGTCAGGATCGGCGAGCTTCTGCGCCGCAGCCGCCTTGACCTCGGACTGGACGAACTTGCTAGCCCACTTGTCACGTTCGTCCTTGCGGGCCTCTTCAGAAGCTTCGTTGCGGGCTTTCTCGATCGCCTTCTCTGTTTCGGACTTCCCATCCGATTCCAGTTTGGCAAGACGACCCTGAACCTCTTCCAGGGTCTTGGTCGCCGCCTTGGCCTCCTTGTCGGCCTGCTTGCGAGCGTCACGCTCGGTTGCTAGTGCCTTCTTGAGACCTTCCACGTCTTCGCCCGTCCCAGGCGTCGTCGTGGTCGTAGTTGAATCGTCGGCCATCTCGGCTGACTCCTTTCAGGTAAAGGGAAAGCCCCCCCATCCCGGAGAGGCTCCTGATCGTTGGTGGTGCGTGTTGCTCAGTTGAGAGTTTGGCGCTCGATCTCGATCTCGATCTCGATTAAGTTGAGAGAGACCCACGCATCAACCCCATATGCCTCGCGCAAGACACTCAGCGCTCTGGCCCTACGCCGCTTGGCCCTACGCCTGATCCACCAACGGTAGGGAGCCATTTTCGAGCCTCTCTGCTAGTTGAACGCTGGGCCTTGAACACACTGGCAGCCGACATGACGAAACATGGTCACTGTCGGTGGACGCACGATCCCATCTGCCAGGTTCGAGCACACCGGGCACGGGTCCATGTCCGTTATCCGCACCCAGCCTTCGATGCCTCGCTCGATCATGGCGACACCCATCGCCCACACCGCTGCCTCTGCAGCGGAATCGCGAGCTAGTCGGCCTAACCTGAGACGCTGCGACTCCCTCAAAGTGTCTTTCGAATCGGCGTAGTCGATGTCTTCGGTCAGCACCGACGTGACCGACCGATGCAGTCTCTCTTCATCAGACGTCGGAGGCGTGATACCCAGTGGGGCTGTGCGTTGGCGTAGCGCCCGGATGACATCGGCGGTAAGTGCCAGGTCTGCCAATGCCACCCCTTTGACCCTTGCTCGAGCGATAACCACTGAAGCAAGAGCCACGAAGCGGGATCTACCTATGTCTCCTCTCTGGTAGCGGGAAAACAGGCTTGAGATTTCTTTCTCTGTCTGCGCGGCGAGACGAGCTACCCCGTCGCGGAAATTGCTCACTCTTCAGGGTCTTCGAGCAGTTTCGCTAGATCGGAACCGGCATCCATCAGGGATTCACTAACCCGCATCTTCCGCATCGTTTCGATGTCCTGAGGCGAGTAGCCGAGTCTGTCTACTGCGAACTCCCACGGGATGAGGTTCGCTTGCACCTGCTTGATAACAGCGTCGGTGAGTTCGCCTTCTGTGCGGTACTCGGGGTCAGCCCACTTCACCTGAGCGTCGAAGGCAAGAGCCTTCGTCTTGTTGCCTTCAACGAGATACCCCAGGCGAGTAATCTCTTCGTAGCTCTCGCTGTGAGAGACCTCCCTGTCCAGCACCTTGGCAACAAGACCCGTCTCTCCACCCTTGATCGAGTCACCACTCGGAGCCTGGCCCGACTGCATGAAGTAGTGGCGCGGCGTCCTGGTGATAAAGGCAGCGTCTTGAAGTAGTGATTCCTTGCCCTTGACGTAGTTGGTGAGGTCGGCGGGTGCGAACTGCCCGAACTTCGCATCAGTGTTCGGCGTCGTCCACACCCGCTCCAAAGCTGCCTCGAAGGGCTTCTCTGGCTTGCCGTCATCTCCAACCCTCGGCTCTAGGCCAACAGCCCATCTCTGGGGGTAGGCCGCGAACTCCGAGGCGAGAACCATGTCGCAAACTAGTTTGTTGATGGCGTTTTGGATCGGGATGATGGACTTGATTTCGCTCCGTCCCTCTCCACGGACGGTGGGATCGTTCACGAACTCCACAACCGGCACGACTCCGAGCGGGTTGTCGATGACCGAGGTCGTGTCGTCGCCGCGAGGTACCCAGGTCACGTCCACTTGGCCCTGGTACTCCCCACCTATCTGAGCTGAAGCGGTCTCCGACCGGAAGCGGTGAACCGAGTCGGGCAGGTACAGCGTCGCAAACTCATAGCCCGTCCACTCATCTATCCACCGTTTAAGCGCCGCAGCTCGTCCGCGTGGGGTATCAGCGGTGTAGGCGACGATCATCTGAAGCGGGTCCTCAACCGTAATGACGGCCTTGTCGTTCGAGTCGCCCCAGACGGTTACGTAACCGTATCCCGTAGTCGCCGTGACGGTGTGGTGCTCTCCCGAGGCAGCGTCGAGGCTGTTGCGTTGCCACATCGCCCACGCGTCGGTGTCGTAGGCGCGCTGTTCCTCGCCGTTCTCGTCTTGTGTGGGGATCGAGATACCCTGCACCTTCATGCGCTCGACCATCGCCTGCACAACAACGCCACAGATGTTGACCGCCAGTTCCTTAAAGAGGCCTCCGTAGTGCTGCTGGAACCTCGGAGTTGCGAAACTGAGATCGTGATCCCCAGCGTAGTAGTTCAGGTTCTTCCGCATCTCTGGAAGACGCTGCTGGTGCTTCTCCGCGAGCTTCATGACCCACCATTCGGGGGTATATGGCGTCTGAGCAAGAGCTAGTACCCGTGCGGGTGCGGCCATCTGTCTCCTTTAGGAGAAGGCGTAGAACTCGGAGGACGGTCGCTTGTTCCCGCCCGTCTTGATGCAGTCGAGACGTGCTTGCCAGGACAGGCATCCCGCCATCGTCCCGTCGATCTTGAAGGGGGAGTCGGATCGTTCCTTCTCGATGACCCACAGCTTTGAGCCATCGTCATCCATGATGTTGAGGTCTTTCTTTACGGCGTTACCGATGTGTTCTGCGAACTTCTCGTCTCCGTCGTGGCTCAGGGTCTTCGAGCGCATCGCGGTTCGGTATTCCTTCAGCGCATAAGCCATCCGCTTGTGCTTGTTCGTCCAGAACTCCACGATCCTTTTCTCTCCAAACGCGGCAGCCCAGGCACTCATCTCTTCCGTCCAATCGGGCGGGTCTCCGTAGAGCTTCCACACCTCGAAAAGGTCGAATGTTTCCTCAAGGGCAGCTGTGACAAGAGACCTGTCCACCTCATAGTCGTCACCTGCTGCCTCTGGGCGTTCCCAGATGCCGACGTTCTGCTGCCACCCCTCATTGACGTGGGTAAGGATCAGCGCCGTGGCATCGTGATACCTGGACCCGTCAAACCCGAGGGTCACTACATCTTTTTTCGGCGGCTGGAACGAACTCCCGAGCGAGTCCCAAAGCTGCTTATCGAACGCTTGCCTCTCAGATTGGGTTGGTCTGTTGCACCAAACCCGCTCCCAGTAGGCCTTGTCCACGTCCGGCTCGTCGCGACGAGCGCATATCCCGTCTATGTCCGACCACTCAGCAACGATCGGACCAGAGGCTTCGATAACCGCCTCTCGCCGTTCGTCATAGTCGGTTATGTCCCACTTCTTCGACGCCTCGCGATGGAAAAAAAAGAGGCGAGGGTTCCTTACCTTGCCCCGCACTACGAGCTTGGCGTAATCGTGCTCCGCTTCCGCTACGGATTTGGCTCCAGGTTGATAAGCGGTCGTAGTGCTACATGCCCATGGATCATCGAGGGGTCGTTTGGTCAGGTTCTCGATCATCGTTGAGTGCGCTTGCCTCAGCCTCGGCAGCGTCATCCGGTGTGTCTCGTCAAAGTGCTCGAAGGTAGTTCGTGCTCCATCTCGTGCGTCCGGTGACGAAGCGAGGGCGACGGCCTTCCCATCCCCTTCACGACGCATGATTCTCTCAAGACCGGGGTCGAACAAGTCAACATCAGGCCCCTCGGTCACGATGACGTAAAGAGCCGCGTAGGCGAGATCTTCAGTCTGCTCCTCGGTGTAAGCGACCATCGGTATGTACGGGTCGTTCACTGGCCTACCAACCGGGACCCAGGAGCGTCCAGCCTTGCGCCAACCATCGAATCGGACCTCGGCTTCAGGGTGGAGCTCCGCGAATGCGAGGGCTGCCCCTATCTCTGTTTTCCGAGAGCCCTTCCTGAGAGACAGGACGACCCTCTGGAATCTCCGTCTCCCTGCGCGCCGATGGCCTTTGGGATATACCTGATAAGCACGATTGATGAACGCTCGAACCTCGTCATCAACCACGTAATCCCGTCCCCGGAGCGAACCAGGGCCGAACACCGCTCGCTCCTCAAGTAGATTGCAGACCGACGGCCCCAGCGTGGGCCACTTCTCAGATTCGTCGTCCTCGAATGCTGGGACGACGAGCATCGCCACCTATACAGCCCGGAGCGCCCCGTAAGGATCTCCCGCCTTCGGTGTCTTGGGTTCCGGGGTTCGCTTCCTCTGGCCTTCGACCTTGCCGACTTCCCATTCCAGCCGCCGTCTGTCGATCGGGGTAAGCCCGAAACACACCCGCTGAAGGCGGATCTCGGCCATGATCTTGGTCCGCTCCGAAGGCTTGTCACTCACCCAGAAGTCATCCACCAACACAGCGAGGGCCAGGAGGCCGTGACTGTCAGCCTTCAGGTACTCGGGCGCCATGGGTGACGCCCATATGGCCTTCCACCACGCCCTCGTCTGCTTCGCCCACTCGCGGTCCTTAGGGAGTAGGGGAGCCTTCACGGCGTGGTCGACGGAGAGTTGGGATCTCGTTGAAGCCTTGTTCCTACGCTTCCGAGTCTTGGCGTCTTTCGGTAGTGGGGGCATCCCGCCCTCCTCTCTGGGGCATCCCGCCCCCGGTAAAAACATCTAGGTTCTGTACGGGGGAAAAGAAGCCCCCTTTCACCGCTGGAGGGGTGCGGCGCGAGCTTGCCTACCCCAGGGGGGGTATCGCCCTTTAGAGACGGCTTCGAGCGCCCGAGCGCACCTTCCTTGCCTGATTTCGTGTCGCTGCATGGCCTGCAGAGTCCTTGCAGGTTGCTGTCGTCTTCCGTTCCTCCGAAGGCTCTGGCCACGATGTGATCGCAGATGGTGGACTCTCTTACGCCGCAACCTCTGCAGAACGGGTCTCTCTTTAAGATGCGAGCCCGTGTCTTGCGCCAGCCCTTGTCACTTCCGCCTCGGGTGCTGCCTTCCCAGGGTTTCCTGACGTGCTTCTCACATGGTTGGAGGTTCGGGCATCCGGGGGTCGAGCAGATCTTGGACGCTCGTGGTGGCATCAGTAGGCGAGATAGTGGACGGTTCCGCTTACAGCCGCTCGGGCGTAGAGATCGTCGTCTGAGTCTTGGATGTTGTGCATCGAGATCGAGGCGCCTGGGGCTAGCTCGTAGCCAGTTGTTATCGTGACGCCTGAGCCTCCTAGGAACACGGAAGCAGCACCAGCGTTCTTCAACTGAAGGCGTTGGTAATCGTCTGCTGCGTCATGGATGAGTGTCGGTGTTGACCCGACCGCTACCTGGCCGGACGTTATCGCCATCGGTTATCTCCTTGTCGCGATGTACTTCACTAGCGCGGGGTTGCGTCTCAGGCAGTCGAGGAGCCCTGCCGACACTGCGTTGCAGATGCGTTCGAGCTGCTCCTTTTCTAGGTCCTCGTCTGTCCCTCCGTGATACAGCAGGATGTGGGTGATCTCGTGGAGCAGGACCTCGGCCATGAAGTCTGGGCCCATCTTCGGGTCGAGCGTGATCGTCTGGGTAGCTGGGTCGTGGCTTCCGAACCTGGAGTCTCTTGCCTCGACGCACTCCTTGTTGATAGCGGCCTCATCAACCACGACGCTGTATCGGATAGCCCCTATCTGCAGCGTGGGCGGAGGACGGTTCGTTTGTTCTGGGTCTCCGAAACCAGCTTTGGGGGCTGCTACTGCGGTGGGTCTACGTCGGCGGGCAGGATGGAAGCTGAGTCGCTGGCTGTCCAGGGAAGGTTCACTGCTACGAGACTCTTCGCTACTGCGATGCCGCCGGCGGTTGCGACTACGCGCCAGTTCACGTCTTGGGTGACGATGAAGAAGGCGAGGGCGGCTTGGATGAATGTCCATGAGGCGCGCTCGAGAAGGTCGAGATAGAACTGGCTCCGCTTCATGGCTTCCTTTCCCCAGAGATCGATGAGCATGAAGAAAACCGCCTCCAAGAAGTAGGGGCGGCTGAGAAGTGTTCAGCAGGTGTCAGGCGCTAGTGCGCCCATCTGACAAACAGTGTCTTATCGAGGATGGGTCAATGTCAAGGACTCTCAGGTCTGCTCGGTGTGCTCCAAACTTTCCTCAGGGATACCTCGGAAGGTCAGGTCACGGTCAGGCACCCGAACATCATAGAGCGGCGTATGGTCGCAATCCGGGTACACAGAGATGATGTGGCCTTCCATCGTCCCTTCGTCCTCGGAGTGGTATCGAACCTTGTAGCCGTACCAAAGGTTCGGGGGCGGCTTACGCTCATTCTCCCTAGACCATGCCGTGAAGTTCTGGATCGTGGTTCCAGGAATCTGGTAACGCTCATCATCGGGCGTACGTTCCTTGCTCATTCCTTCTCCTCATCTAGGGCTGAGAGGACGGCGGTGAGGCGGCGTTCGATAATGTCCAACTCCCTCGTGCTGAACATCCTCGCTCTCATCATCGGAATCAAGTGGTCACGGACGGATCTCACTTCCGCCACCACTGCCGCGTAACGGGTGAGCTTGGCTTCGAGTTCTTGGATGTTCTTTAGGGGGGCTCCGGCGAACGCCTCTCGCAACTTCTCAACCTCTACCTGGAGGGAGGCGGCTTGACGGAGGGCGGCGGCGGCGTCCTGGATTCCGAGGGAAACATCGTTCGGTTCCATCCCGTTGTCGTCGGAGAGCGGTCGCACGCGATCTAACTCATCCGCTAGGGCTTGGTAATCGGGGGCTTGGTCGCTCATTCCTTCTCCTGTTTATCTAGGTTCACGAAACAAACACCGCAGCGGCGAGAATGACAACGAAGTGTGCAACTTGGTCTTGCCAGATAGCGACGTGAACAGCCATTGATCCCTCTGTTGTTTGGCGGAAGAAGCGTCGCCATGTGGCCAAGGCGAACCGCAGGTCGATGAACCAATGAGTGACTCCGATTGCTAGAGCGATGGGCCAGGGAAACAGCAGCAGCATGGCAAGAGTGTGGATACCTGCATGGACGTAGCCAGCAGGATGCTTTGGATTGGTCTTGTTCAGAGCCATCCATTCGTTCTGAAGAAACCAATCCGCTATCAAGTGAGCCATTAGCCCACCTGCAAAAAGGTCGCTCATTTCTTCTCCTGTTCATCTAGGGCTGCGAGGGCGGCCGTGAGGTCATCTACGTAAACGGGATCGAAGTTGCCCAAGTGGGCGTCGTCACCCGCAGTGATAATGAGAGTTCTCGCTGCCTTCACCACTTCCTCATAGCGGGTGAGTCTGGCTCTGAGGGAGTCTATTTCCAGATAGAGCTTGTTCATCGGTCCTCCTGTTGGTCTAGGGCTGCGGCTGCGAGGTCGGAGGCTAGGTCCTTCTCCATCGGCAAGAAGCGGATCCGTTGCAGGGCTGCCTCGTAGCGGGCGAGTGTGACCCGCGCCGCTATAGCAGCACGCATGAATGATCTCGTCACCGTCACAGGTGATGTTCGCTGAATCTTCCTAGATGCGTCGCTCATCGTTCCTCCTCCTGGTCGGCGGCTTGTGCAGATAATGCCGCAGGCGAGATACGTGGTTACTCCAATGCCTTCGATCCGAGCCGCTACGTCAGCCACGAAGTCTCCCTCCGTTCTCCCTCCGTTCTCTCTTCCAACACGCCTGACATCGGAGGCGCGCATAGACCTCCGGCTTCCAGCAATCCTGGCAGAAGGCGACGCGAACTCCCTTGGCGAGCTTGGAAAAGAGGTTCACCGCGGGGACTATCTCAGGATCGTCTAGCTGGGGGAGCGTCAAGCGCATGTGGTCATGGAGCCAGCGGAACTCGGTGTCAGTGAGGCGCAAGGTTGGCATCGAACCTCCTTAGTGTGTCTCTGATGACTTTGAGACGGCGCCCGAGCTGGACCTCCTCGGCCTGCAGGGCGCGTTTAGCCTGAGCCCTTACGGCCTGCTGTCGCTGATGCACCTCCTCGGCTGATGGGATGTGACCGTCAGAGCGTCCGCCGTAGGAAGCGCCAGCGTCGAAGAGCCCTTTGAGGCGGGTGAGGATGGCGTCAGCGTCTCTCGCTAGGGCCTCGATCTTCTTGCCGAGGCGCCGAAGCTCTTCGACGTTGCCCTCTTGATCGACCATCGTTGAGCCAGTGGGGTCGGAGTGTTCTCCTCCACCGCAGATCCTGACTTTGGTTCCCGCCCTGTCCTTTGGCCCCAGAACGTAGTCTAGGGCTTCGCCGTACTCCCGCTCGATCTGCGGCAGGACGGACATGCGAAGATGTTTAGCGATCTCCTTCACGTTCTTCTTCGTCAGGAGTCTCATCCCTTCTCCTTATCTAGGGCTGCGAGGGCTGCTACGAGCCGTTCATAGGCATCAAGACGAGCGGGTGGCGAGAACAGATCGTCATAGTCCTCTGGATCAAACGCTTCCTTGACCTCTCTCGCCGTCTCCACCACTTTCTTGTAGCCGGAGAGGGTGGCTTGAAGCGTTGGAAGCTCACAGCCGCGGCAAGGGAAGCCGGAGTAGCACCACTCTGAGCACTCGTGGCACCATGCGCGTTCGCCGGTTGTCCGATGCTCTCCACACTCTCTCTCGGTGTGGCCCTCAAACTTCGGACAGGTCACGATTCCTCCTGGTCTAGGGCTGCGAGGGCGCGAGCCTCATTCTCATGGCCCACCTTCACGGTTCCCTTGTGAACTCGACCCGTACCAAGGCGATTTCCCATGGGTCTTTCATCATCGAAGCACCTCTGCGATGACCTCCCGGATAGACGGTCGCCCTTTCCAGCCTTCGGGATAGTCGTGAATCTCCCGTAACACTTCCTCGTAGCGGGTGAGTTTGGCGGCCTCAACCATTTCGACCTGCTCGACTGACCCGCCACACTCGAAACAATCCTGTCGGTCACCGTGCAGGCCGTGTTCCGGGCAACGGGCGATGAAGACGCTCACTTGTTCGTCCAGGGATAGGTTCCCTTGATGGGGTCGCACCCAGGGCGGTCACAGAGTTCTTCAATCATTCTGAGTTGATGCGGTTCCTTAAGCGCGGCCTTGGTTGCTCTTGTCCGTTTCCTGTTGCACCAGAAACACTGGTGAACCTCTACGACCGGAAGTGGACGACTCCGGGCGATGAAGTCGGCAGCCTCGACGCAAGCATTAGCGACTCCCTCTGGGTCATAGGGACGTCCCTCAAAGATTGCGGCCCCCGCCGAACGCAGGCGCATTTCTATTTGCTCCCAAGAATCGCTCATTCCTTCTCCTTATCTAGGGTTGCGAGGGCGGCCGTGAGAGAAGGCGAAAGACTCTGTGGTGCGGCGGCCTGTTGCACTCGCAGTAGTTCCTCTAACACCTCGTAGCGGGTGAGCTTGGCTTCGGCTGCGTCAGCCCGCTTGCGTTCATAGTCGATCTTGACCAGGGCTCTGGCGTGAAGCCGTGAGTAGTTAGGTTGGTCGCTCACTTCCCCTCCTCCTCATCTAGGGCTGCGTCGCACGCGTCGCAAACGTCGGCATAGTCACCCGCTGGCATCGGACGCTCGCACACTTTGCAGTCGCTCATTCCTCCTCCTGGTCTAGGGCTGCATGGGCGATGTCAGAGGCTAGGTCAAGAAGCATCCATGCTCGGTTCTTTCCCTCACCCGCACCTCCGGGTCTGTCCTTCTCCATCGGCAAGAAGCGGATCCGTTGCAGGGCTGCCTCGTAGCGGGCGAGCTTGGCTTCGGCTGCTTCAGCCCGCTTGTTCTCGCCCTCCCATCGCTCCTCCCACTCACGATCAGATGGCCTTGGCCTTCGGTCGGTAACTTTCGGTACTTGCTCACTTCTTCTCCTCCTCGCCCAGGCCGCTAGCTCATCTAACGTTTGCCTGTCGGTGTGGGCTTGACGGAGGGCGGCGGCGCAGTCGTCTGCGTCCTTAGCAATGACCCACTCCACTAACCTCTCTGCCGGGGTCAGCGGAAGGCCCGCTTCTCTCTCCTGTCGGATAAGGGTTGTCACTTTGGCTCGCAAAACATCTGCATCCCGTTCCAACTTCTCCGCTAGGGCTTGGTAATCGGGGGTCACTTGTTCTCCTGTTGGTCTAGGGCTGCGAGGAACTTCTCTACCGCTACCACCGTTGTCTCCGTGTCGGCTCCTCGAACCCAAACGCCGGAGCGGTCGTCCCAGACAGAGAGGAACCGACGAACCCACATCGCCGCCGTCACTACTGCCGCGTAGCGGGTGAGCTTGGCTTCGGCTGCTTCAGCCCGCTTGTTCTCGCCCTCCCATCGCTCCTCCCACTCACGATCAGATGGCCTTCGGTCGGTTCGTAGTCGGGTGAGTTTGGCTTCGGCAAGTTGCGTGACGAACCGATCTATCGCGACCCTCAGAAGCACCACGTCGTCAAGCTGCTCCTCAGCATGGGCGCGGCACACCTTGTGGGTTCGGCCGTAACGTCCGGGCAGGTCGAACTCGGCCTGCTGCTTGCAGGGGCCGGTGTAGGGGTCGCGCGTTCCGCACTGCAACTAGAGCACCAACCAGCCGAGCAGGATGCCAAGTGAGAACCCCGCCGCGGCCATGCCCCAACCGACACGCTCGACGACGTAGTCTTCTTCCTCCATCAGGGTCGCCTCGTCGGCGAAGCGGAACAGCGGGTGGAATGGGTCATTGTCGAGGTCCTCGAGTCCCGCATATAGGTCGCTGCTGGGGTTCGCGGCTTTATTCATGCGTCACACTCTCCAGCCCTGCTAGCGCGTATCCCGCTAAAAAATAGGCCCCCCGAGTCGCTCCATTCCGGTTTCGAATGTTGCGCTTCGTGGCACCGCACACACAGGAGGGTCAGCTTCGATGGAGCGTCCACCCCTTCACCTTTGCGCGGGGAGTAGCCCTGTCCTTTGCTGCGGAGTTCGGTGTGGTGCAGCTGTACCTGTTGGGGAATGAGGCCGCAGCTTTCGCAGGACATCCCGCGCTGATGGATGCGCTCTGCTCTGACACCCGCTAAGAACGCTTCACGGATGGCTTGGTTGTCTGACTGTTGCTTGAGCGGGGTGCGGCGCTTGGCGTTGGGTTGTGCAGCTTGCTGCTTGAGGCCGTGGATCGAACAGTCGTAGGACAGAGCGCCGGAGGCGCAGGTGCAGGTCATCCGGCGTTCGCTAACTTGATCTCGGCTTGAAGCGAATATCCCGCTGAAGTCAGCGCCTCAAAGACGGCCTTCCAGATGTCTCCGTCGAGCTTGTAGACGCGCTTGTCTTCGAGTGCTGCGTCCATCTCGGCTCGCTCGGTGGTTGTCTTGAGAAGAGCTATCCGCTTGGCGAGTTCATCCGAGACCTTCGAGACTTTGGCGTCGATAAAGGCTTCGGCTTCCTTGGCTTCGTACTCGGACTTGGCGCGCAGATAGCGAGCCGTTGCGTCGCGGTAGTCGGCTATGAGGGTGTTGGCATGTTGGCGCGCGGCCTTGATGCTCTGGTGCATCTCTGCAGCGGTAAGGACTTCGGTGGTCACATCAATTGTCCTCGCGGGAACTAATAAGCCGCTGGAGTTCGCGAAGAGCCTCTTCACCGTGCCGACGGCAGAAGGTCCCTATCCGGGCATTGAAGGTGTTGTAAAGCTGCACCGTGGCGGTCTTATTGCAACGAGGCTGCTGACACGTCTCGACGATCGAACGCAGGTGGGCTGGCATCTAGGATCCCTCCCCGCGGAGAGTCAGGCGGCTGAGGAAGCGAGGGGCGTGAGCCTCAGACTCGTGCGTGAGACTCCAGTGATCTAGCCAGCCGTGTGCGTATTCACTGTTCTCACCGGCGATGCCAGCCGACTTCCCGCACCGCAGACAGCGGAGACGGAGGGAGACTGAGTCTGAGAGATACTCGAAACCTTCGAGGCTTAGGTGGTCGCTCACGCCACCACCCGTGGCAAGGTTTGGGGGTCGGTGAACACAAGAACGTCCAGTCCCCGGTCCTCTGCGATCTTGAGCATCATCGACGTTCCCTTGGAATCGTCTTTCATGAAGGCCACCACGCAATCGGGTTTCTGATCGGCCATCTCTACGTTTCGCAGATAGCCCGCCCGGCGCCCGTAACGGTTCCAGTCGGCAGGAAACACCTCAACGGGTAGGCCCAGGACTTTCCTTGCTATGTAGCCCGCGACGCGGTCGGCACCGACGGCGTCTCCGTGGATGACAGTGAAAGAAGAGCCGCACGTCCAGACCAATGTGCGCAGTACGTCGTAGATGCGCCCAGAGTCAGACCACGAACGAGAGCCGCAGACGAGAACCTTGGCGCTCACCTTGGATTCACCTCCGTTACGTCAACGATCCGGTTCCAATCGCAGAACTGGCACAGCCTGAGCCGGGTCTGCCTAACCGCTCCGTACCCGTGGGAGCGAAACAACGGAAGCTGGCCGTAGGTGAACTCGATGACGTTCCCGTCGCACCGAAGGCAGCGGTCACGAGCCAGCAGGACTATGGCGAGGGAGCCAGTCCAGCGCGGTTTGGTCTGGCGTTGTACGTCGAGTAAGCGGTCGCTCACGCCACCACCTCTAGACGGGGGACCACCGCTACGACCGTGATGAGTGGTGTCACTCCCTGTATTCCAAATCGCCTGTTCGCTTGCGGATACAGGTAGCAGGGAAGTTCATCGTTACCGTTTGGCCGTTGTAATCGTCAGGCATGAAGGGAGAGCCAGCGTCCGTGTCGTCCCACGCTTCGCCAATGACGTAATCGCCTTCTGTAGTCTTGACGAGGTAGGCGTCCATGAGCCACAGACTCCCGAAATCGGGATGATTGACGAGCGCCATCGGCCTGTCAACGATGCTTACCGCCGATTGTTCCTCGCTCACGATGCCTTCCGTTTCTTTGCGAACGGGGACGAGCTTGGCGCGGAACTCACGCTCCGCTACGACCGTCTGGGAGGTTCCCTGACACAACCGCCTGCCGTTTTTGTCGTCACCGGGACACTCCACTTCGCGTCCGGGGAAGGCTTCGAGCCACGGAATCCAGCACAGGTGTTTACAGGAGAGTTGGACCCACTTCATACGCTCACGCCCATGTGCTGAACTAGTTGCTTGCCGATGTATTCCGTCATGGCCGGAGGAATAGCCTGGGTGAGCTCGTCACGGCGCATCCAGTCGATGCCTAACGCCTTCGACGCCTTCGACGCCTTCGCCACAGTCACGCCCGTGGTGTGGCCGACGACGCTCATAATCTCGACTCCCTCTTTCAGCACACCAACCACGCCCCCGTTGCCATTCTGCGAATAGCGGCTGCTCAGGTTGCGGCCACCGAATATGACTTCCTTGTGCTTCGGGTGGTGAGGTTGGGTAATGGCAAACGAGGACTCGAACTTCCGGTGGCGATAGAGAGGGAGATCGAACATTCGTCCACAGAGCCACACTCCATGCTGGCCGAATAGGTTGGACGCTTTCTGTAACGGAGCATCCTCGACATTCTCAATAACCCACGGTTTCCCGCTCGGCTCAAGCATCTCCCGAGTGGGCTCTATCAGAAGCGGATAGACGCGATCTTTGAGCCAGGGCAGGTGCCTCATGCGGCTGTAGCCCTGGCACGGGGGGGAGGCATGGATGAAGTCGAAATCATCCAAGCGCACCGGGGGATTTATGGCGTCGCCCTGGATGAACGTGAACGGGAACCGCGGCTGCGGCTCTTTGTCGATTCCAACCGTCTCGACCTCAAACCCTGCCGCCGTAAACGCTCTGTGGTAACCCACAGCGGCACCGCCGGCGCCGCAGAACAGGTCAAGAAGTCGAAAGGTGCTCATGCGTTCGGCGTGAGGAGCGTGAGGGCTTCGGGAGTCATGCCTGCCTCCGTCTGTCGGTTCCGGTTAGGAACACCATTTCGCAGCACTCCTCGAGACGGGATGCGAGCCTGTCGTCCAGCACCGCGTCTACGTTCTTGCGGTTGGTTGTGGCGACGATGGGAAGCATGTTGTCGTAGCGGGTGTCGATGATCTCGTAGAGACGCTCGTTGACCCACTCGGAGGGCTTGTGTGCGCCGATGTCGTCTATGGCCAGGATGGGAATCTGGCAGAGTTTGTCGATGGTTTCCTGTGTCGTCTCGCCTCCCGGCCTCATTCCGGCCAGTATCTTGACGAGCTTCACGACCTCCATGCGCGGGCCTTGGCGCTCGGCTAGTTCGCATTGCATCCCGTAGAGCAGGTGCGTCTTACCGACTCCGGTGGGACCGGCGATGAGTAGGCCGGTGTGGTGCTTGTTCGCTAGGACGGCATCGATCCACTCCTTAGCGCCTCGGTGGAATACCGATGCACCCTGAAAGCGAGGGGGGATCTCGGCTGTCCAGGTGCGCCACTTCGTCAGCTCGGCCTCTCGCTTCAGGCGATCTTGCTCGGCCCACTCAGCCTCCTGCTCGGCCTGTTCTTCGGGAGTGAGAGCGCTCCAGGCTTCCATCCGAGAGCGGATGCCTTCGGCCACGTCGGGGAGGATGGCGGCGATGGGTTCGGGCTCGCTCATCGTTTCTCTCTCTTGGAGAGGATGCGCCCGTGCGCCGTTAGCAGTCCTGCTTGGTCGTTGGCATCCTGCGCCGTCGTTACGTCGATCCGGTTGATGAGATTGAAGGCTACTCAAGGGGTTCTCCTATCGACGAAAGGTACTCATGCAGTTCGTCACTCAAGGGGCCTGGTTCTACTGTCAGCTTCAAGCGGCGGTCTGACTCATAGGTCCAGTTCGCCTTCTCGATCAACTCAACTACCGAGACTTCTCGCAGGTCTGGCTCGTAGTCGGGGGTCACGCTCTCACCCCGCGTTCTTCGGGAGTCCATTCGTCGGAGTTGCGGAAACCGTTGTCGTTGGCTTGCGTCGCGGGTGTCTGCCAGTCATCGAACGCTTTCGTGGACAGCCAGCGATGAGCGTCCTTGGCTATGGTGATTGCGGAATCGCAGGCCTGGCGGTAGTGCTCGACGCCGGTTAGAGCTCGGGTTCGTTCATGCTCTGTTCGTCGCTTCCAAACGGTGCGGGCCTGCTCGCGGCCGATCTTCTTGCCGCTGCGTTTCGGATAGGCGTTCCAGAACGTCTCGAAATCCGTGTCGATCTGCGAAGCAGGCGACGGAGGTTTTGAACTTGGTTTTGGATTAGGTACGGGTTTGGGTACGGGTACGGGTACGGGCTTGGATTCTGCTAGAGCACTCGTTGCAGTTTGCTTGGATTCTGCTAGAGCGTCTGCTTCACCACCTGCCTCGGCACTTGTTGCAGCACGTGCTCTAGCAGTTGCTTCACCACCTGCTTTACCAGCAGCTTGTTTCTTCGCTCTAGCGGCTAGAACTTCATCCTTCGTGGGTTGGTAATCGGAATAGTCGTGGACGCGGAAACCACCCGGCACTTCGTCCCACAGTCCCCCTTCGAGCAGGATGCAGATAACCCATTCGGCGTCTACGTGATCGCCTACCCTCCCGGAGGTTCGAGAGAGTGTCCACATCTTCCCGTCTGGTTCGACGGTCTGAAAGGAGCAGAGAGTGAAAGCCTTGTTTCGAGGGATGAACCCGTTAGTAAGGTTCCTGTTGCAGTAAGCGATCCCGGCTAACCACATCCCCCAACCAAGAGGGCCTACGGCGGCTAGTTTGGGGTGCTCATCGAAATGGTCGTCAATCTTTACCCAGGGCATTGGGTTCTCGCTCCTTGATGCTTGAAGGCTTGGACGAGAACCAGTGTAAGGCAGCGAGAGCGCGAAAGCGTGGATATACCGGATGAAGGGGAAGCGAGAACGTCCAAGCCCTCGACCCCTCCACCCGGCCGAGTAAGGCTACCTGAGCGGGCCACTAGTTCGTCCCCACCTGATGTGTGGGACTCTCTGGCTTCGAGCGGAGGAAGCAGTGAAGTGTCTCGGCCACCTGGGAGCGGGTGATCTCGGATCTGGGTCGCTTGTGAAGTTGATTCGCCCATCCCTGGATAAGCGAGAGACGATGCTCCATGTTTCTGACGTGCGCTTCGGCGAAGTGGTTCAACGGCGTCCCCACCGCAGTAGCTTTTCGTTCGTTAGGACGTCCCCTGCGCTTACTGCCGCGTTCCTAGGAGCGCGGAACGCATCCGAGTAGACCCACTCCATCGGCATCTCGGGAACCTGGTGGCCGGTTGCTATCGCGAGCGCGGCGAGAGTGGCGTCAAGTTCCCGAAGGTAGCTCCGGGAATCAGTGTGGACGAGGGGGTTGGCGAAGACCGTGGCGACAGCGCGCGCTGCTGCCTGGACATCCTTCACGCCCTCGGCTAAGGACTTGTAACGGGCGCAGAGGGAGCAGAACTCGTGAGAGTTGTCCCTAGCCAGCAGCGTTGGGCAGCGTCGGCAGGATCGCTTTAAGCCCACCGTCATGTGAGCCTCGCCATTTTCTGTTCCCACCAGTCGGTCAGGAACTGGGCCCCCGATTCGTCGCCCTCAAACGTGGATTGGTAATAGCCCTCCAATGCCCTCCATACGGCTTCGCCACCCTCGCTACGCATGATGTCGAACACGACTTTGGCGTTCATCCCTGAGCCGTCGGAGTAGCAATCAGCCCCGTTCAGGTAGGGGCAAGACCCCATCGTGGGTTGGTCTTCATACATCTGGGTCGGTGAGTGGTAGCCAAGATCGACAGGCATCGGCCCTGCAGCCGGCGAGGGCGGCGTCTCCTTCAGATACCAACCGGTGTAGAGGACGAACTGGACAGCACCCTTGGGGCCTTTCAGCACCATCCGCAGGTCAACCGCCCCGACGCCGTGATTTCCGCCCTTGCCGGGCTTGCATGTTTCCTTGTCCCACCGACACGGCAGGCGGATGCAGTCATGAGCGGGCGAGAACTCCACAATGCGTTCAAACGTCATGTAAGCCTCCGCAGCTGCTCGATGTGGGCCTCACGAGCATCGGAAAGGGACCGGGCCACTTCCCCGAAACCGCGGCCCCCTTCCGAAACCTTCAAGACGCCACTCCCGCCATGAGTGCTTCCAGCCCCAGGTCCTCGATTATCGCCGCCGCCAGCTTCGGGTCGCGTTTCGATAACACGGCGGCGAGATGGGTAGCGTCCGAGATCGGTTCAGAGATCAGGGGGAGGTCAAGCCTCAGCGCCAGACGATTCGCGTGACCAGAGAACCTAGCGGGGCTCGCCTTAGAACCGTTGATGAAGATGCCCGAGGCTGCGGCCTGCTCGATGAGAGAGAGATGTCGCGCGAAGTCATCGGGGGAACTCTGGGACGGGGAAGCAGTGTCGACAGGCGTCCCCTTGTCTGCTTTTGGTCCCGCCGCCGTCACAGCGGGCCCCGTCCCAAACTTGGTTTCGATCTCGCCGCCTGACTTCCACGGATCTTCCTGCCAAGAGGCCCACGGGCGCCCGTCCTTGCCGCCACCACACTGCTTATTCGTGCAGCGCCACTTCGGGAGCTTGTCACTAGCGCCGCTGACAGGCTCGCAGAGGAAGGCGCACACGGGGCAGACCTTGGAGTCATCGAGCGGAGCCTGTGTGCGAGCCTGCGCCTGCTGAGTTGCCAGCGCGCCATCGTCGTCTGCTTCGTCCGGCGTGATCCCAAGAGCCGCGCAGAGTGCGTAGCGGCGCGCGTAGGTGATAGCAGAGCCAGCAGCCTGGGCGCCTACGTCAGCTCGCAATCCGACCGGGCCGAAACTTTCGACGTGACCGGACGAGTGATAGATGCGTGTCGTGACAGATACCTGCCCATCGGTGGCCTCGACGCTCTGAGCCTGAGCGAGACCATGCTTCGAGAGGACTGGTTGCAGCGCGGTGAGGATGTCTGCGAGGTCGGCGTATTGGTAGGAGTATCTGCCCCCGGACTTCATGGGGATCGTGGCCGTCTTGTTCTTGGGGACGGCGGGGAACTCTGCCTGCGCGGCGACGAACGCCGCCGCCCACGCCGCCCTGTCCTGTTCGTTCACCAGGACACCCCCCCCCAAGAACGGAACCCCTCGGCTACGGGTTGCGCGTAGTAGGGGACTCGCTTCGAGCAGTCGTGGAAGACGTAGCCCTTGAACTTGCCGGGGTTCTTCTTGTTGGCGGCGTCGTAGAACCTGTCGTGGAAAAGGACGGCCTTGCCGTTTTTAACTTCTCCGATGTAGAGCAGCACCCCTTCGCCTACAGGGGAGGCATCAACCGGGATGCTTTTGCCCCCGGAGGAAAGTCCCCAGATGATCGCTCCCTTGCACTTGGAGCAGGTGGCGCGGTGGGCGCGCATGGCTTGTTCTTCGGCGGGGTCTTTCGAGTGGATGTTCATCGGGCCTCAGCGTCGGCTTGCGCCATCAAGGCTTGCCATTCGTCCCTTGCCTCAAGGACGTGGCGAGAGCAGAGACGGGAGCCCTGGAAGACCCCTCGGGCGAAGCGCGGGAAGCGGAGGTCACTTCGTCCGGCGCGGTTGATCTCTTTGCGCTCTTCCTGTGGCCGAGCCTCGAAATCAGCTAGGCACAGAGCACACCATGGGGTAGCCATCGTCAGACCTTCGCCTTTGAGGGGTTCTTTTTATGAAGCGGCGTCCACTCCACTACCTTGTAGGTGCCGCAGCCCATCGAACGTGAAGCGCCGAGTCCCTGCTTCTCACCCTTGAGCCAGATCGCTGCCCATTCCTTTTCGGAGAAGTCGTGGTCACTCAGAACCGTGAAGGAAATCTTCGCTTCGGTCAGGTACTCCTCGAGTTGGATGCCTGCGCCACGGAAGGTGTGAACGAATCGCTGGTGGACTCCATCGGGTGCCTCTACGCCGAGAGGAATGATGTCTTCCTCGACGAAAACGTGCTCGGCGATGTAGCCCAGTAGTCCTTTGTTCGTCTTTCCCCATCCACGCTGCGTGAGAGCGCCAGATGCAACCGCAACCGAGGCGGCTTCCTTGATAGCTGCCTTGACTGTGCGGCCTTCGACGTAGAGGCCATGTTCTTCGTCGCGCTTGAATCCGTTCAGGTTCTTTAGGTCGCTGACTTCATCTACTGCCTGGTCGTAGTTGACGCCGCGCTCGGCCATCGTCTTAGTGACGAGCGCCATGATTGCGTCGTCCTTCTTCTCTAGCTTGGAGCGGATCCAGCCTTCGGTTTTCTTCGGGTCGCTTGGGGTTCCGCCGTGGATGTTGCGAACGAGTAGGGATGCCGTGAAGCGGTAGGGCCAGGCCTTGTTGAGGTAGTTGTCGAATACGCCTGTGGTCATCTAGTTAGTCCTTTCGGGTAGTCGGGAGCGGATGGGGCTGGGCAGGGTCGGGTGAGTG